AGAAAACTATTTCATACTTTGATCCTGGAGCCGAATAAATTAGAGGAGATACATTTTGTTGACGTAGATAGTAAGAATACAAAGACGTATAAAGATGCTGTTAAGGAGCATAAAATAGTATTCACAAAGAAAGAGCTTAGAGATGCTGAGAGATTAGCAGATGCGATATATAAGAATGAAGACGCGAGAAGTTTATTAGTTAAGTCTGAGTTTGAGATACCGGAGGTAGGTATGTTATATGGATATCCTTTCAGAGCTAAGGCTGATATATTAAAGCCAGGAGCGATAGTAGATTTAAAAACAACTACAGACGTAAATAACTTTAACCTATCGGCTAAGAAGTATAGATATGCTTTACAGGTTTTTATCTACTGTCAGTTATTTAATATCGAGTATAAGGACTTTACTTTTCTTTGCGTAGATAAGTCTAATTTAGATTTGGGTATATTCCAATGCTCACAGGATTTTTACTTTCAGGGAGAGGAGATGCTAGAGAGATCTTTAAGTATTTATAAGACTTACTTTGAAACAGAGGGAACGGATTTAAACGATTATATAATACGAGGTACACTATGACACCAAAAGAGAAAGCAAAAGAGTTAGTAAAAAAGTATCTTTTAAAAATAAAGATAGATACTAGAACAGTAGGAGAATCAGACGTAATTATATCAAATGGAGAGATAAGAATAGAAACAGCTAAGCACTGTGCATTAATAGCAGTTGATGAATTGATAATAGAAAAAAACAAATGGGAAAACGGTAGCTTTTACACTTCTAAATATTGGGATTACGTTAAACAAGAAATAGAAAAACTATGAATATAAACAATAACAAAGGAGAGTCTTTATGGGAGAACTTAGGACTAGACTCTAAGTTTATGGATGACCTAGACGATAAGTTTAACGAGGCTGTTTTTAGAGCTATGCAGGTAGAATATAAGACAGAGATAGTAGAGCATATCCTGGAGAACTTTAGCTATAACGAGTTAGTGATTATAGCTGCTAAATATGTAGATGAGGTTTGTATTAAATATTTGAGAAATGAGTAACTTACAGAGAATACAAAGAGTAATGAACTTCTATTATAAAAGAGGTTGCAATAAAGAATCAGTAAATAGATTGTATTATAAAATACTAAAGGAAAAATTTAATAAGATATGAAAACAGCTATACAAGAATTATTTAGTCAGTTAGAAATTGAACATCCGAATTTATTTAATACAAATACTTTAGAGGGTAGACAGTTTATAAATGATTATTATAAGTTTTTTGAATTAGAAAAACAACAGATTATTGATGCTTATTATAAAGGTATCCAAGAACAAACACAAAGAGGTTTATTTAAAAATCCTGAAATAACAGAGCCTGAACAATACTACAACGAAACATTTAAATGTATATGCAATTAGATATAATTTAAATATTTAGTACTATTTTATATTCAAAAACGTATAACTAAAAAAAAGATATGAGTGATTTTACAATGTGTAACGGAGATAATTGCGATCTAGCTAGTACCTGTTATAGATATAAAGCAGAGCCTAGTATGTATAGACAGAGCTATTTTGTAGAGAGTCCGATAGAGAATGGACAATGTGATTATTATTGGGAAGTAAATGAAGACAGTTAATAGTATTTCAGGAGGTAAAACCTCAGCATATATTGCAAAACATTTTCCGGCAGATATAAATATATTTTCCTTAGTTAGAATAGAGGACAGAGATAACCTTTGGATGAAAGGTAAAGACGAAAAAACAAGGCAGTTAATCTCTGACAAATTAGGAACTGAGTTTATAGGTACTGCTGAGATGGACGAGATAATATATACGATATTAGATTTAGAGCAATATATAGGTAGTGAGGTAACCTGGATAACCGGAAAGACTTTTGAGGAAGTAATAAAGTTGAAAGGTAATTATTTACCAAATAAGATGGTTAGATTTTGTACTGTAGAAATGAAGATAAAACCGATCTTTAATTGGTTAAAAGAAAATACAGATCTACCAGTAGAGATGCGAATAGGATTTAGACCAAACGAGATTAAACGTGCAGAGGCAGTATTAGCTAAAGCAGACGAAACAGGACTAGAATATTTTGAAACAGTAATAGGTAAAAAAGGAAGTCAAAACAAATGGGGTAAAGTAGCTTATAGATATTGTAAGTTTCCGTTAATAGAAAACAATATAAGCAAAGATAGTATATATAACTATTGGAATGATAAGCCTGTTAGGTTTGCGTATAGAAATAACTGCGTAGGATGCGTTAATAGACAGCCTTTAATGATATCGCATATGGCGTCAAAGGACCTGGATAAGGTTAAATGGTTTGAGAAACAGGAAATAAAAACAGGGAATAAATTTTTGTCAGACGTTAGCTTTAGTCAAATATTAAATTTCGGAATACAGAATACTTTTTTTGACGATGACTTTAACGAATGCGATTCGGGATTTTGTGGAATATAAATAATAAAGAAAAATGAATTTAATAAAGAAAGTAACTATCGAGAAAATGAATGCTGATAAGTATGACTTAGTAGCAAAGAGAATAATAAAAGAAACAGGAGTAAATATCTTTGATAAGAGGAGAACGTTAGAGATAGTAGATGCTAGAGCAATGGCTTGTTATATTTATAATAAGTATTACGGAGGTACTTTACACGGTATATCTAGATACTTCAACTCTAAGGGAAAGAGATTCGATCATAGTACGGTATATTATAATATAAACCTATTCGATCAGGAAGTAAAAGAAAGGAGAAAGGATTTAACTAATAACCTTATGTATTATGTAGGTAAGATAGACGGATCAACTAGCTTAAATATCATACTAGATACAGTCTTAACAGATGAGGACCAGGAGCGTATTATAAGCGTAGTAAACCGATTAGCTTTAAAATACCAAAATAGAAACGTTATATAAGATGAGAGTAACAGATAATATAGAAATAACAAACGAGGATAATATGCTTTTAATGGCTCGTTATCCTGATAACTATTTTGATTTAGCAATAGTAGACCCACCTTATGGTATTGAAAGAGGTGGACAAACAGAAACTTTTACAAAGAATCCAAAACATAAAAGAAAACTGCACAAACAAAAAGAATGGGATAATGAAATACCTAATAAAGAATATTTTAATGAATTAGTAAGGGTATCTAAAAACCAAATTATATGGGGAGCTAATTATTTTGTAGAGCATTTGACAAAAGGAACAATGGGTTGGATATTTTGGTATAAAGGTCAAGAGGGTTTAAGTATGAGCGATGGAGAAATTGCATATAGTAGTTTTCAAAAAGCTACAAGGCAAGTAAATATCAATAGAGGTTTAATTGCTCAGCAAGGAGGAAGTATACATCCAACACAAAAACCTACTAAATTATATAAATGGATTTTAGAAAATTACGCAAAACAAGGAGATAAGATTTTAGATACGCACTTAGGATCTGGCAGTATAGCTATAGCTTGTCACGATTATGGATTTGAATTGACAGCCTGTGAGCTAGATAAAGAGTATTACGATAAAGCGATACAGAGAATTATAAACCATACAAACCAACAAAAGTTATTTTAAAAAATGAAAGTAGCAATTAGAGAAATTAAACCAAACACTAACAACCCTAGATTTATAAAAGACGATAAGTTTAGGAAGTTAGTAAAATCTATCAAAGAATTCCCAGAGATGCTAGAACTACGTCCTATAGTAGTAGATAGCGATATGGTAGTCTTAGGAGGCAATATGCGATTAAAAGCCTGTATAGAGGCAGGACTAACAGAAGTACCTATCTTAGTAGCTGATCAGTTAACCGAAGAGCAAAAGAAAGAATTTATCGTAAAAGATAACGTAGGCTTTGGAGAGTGGGATTGGGATCTATTGGCTAACGAGTGGGATACTGATTTATTAGAGGAGTGGGGTTTGGATTTGAATATAGATGTTGAGCAGGATGAGTCGTTTGCTACCGACGTAACTGTTACTTTAAAAATGAATAACGAATATCTAGACGAACTTAAAGAAGACCTAGACAAACTACTAGCCAAACACACAAATATAATAGTTAAAATAAAGTAAAATGAATGTACAAAATTCAACACTAAAAAAGGCAATGATCGAGGCACTAGAAAAATCTTTGTGCGTGGTTACTACAGCCTGTAAGCAGGTGGGTATAGATAGAGGTACGCATTACAACTGGCTAAAGAATGATCCTGAGTATGCAGACCAAGTCAAGAATTTAGAGAATATAGTTTTAGATTTTGCAGAGAGTCAATTACATAAGCAAATAAAAGACGGTAATACTACAGCTACAATTTTCTTATTAAAGACTAAAGGCAAAGGAAGAGGATATATAGAGAGACAGGAAGTGGTTACTGATTCAGATAATTTCTTTAAAGTCGAGATCGTAGATGGAGATAAAGACTAACGTCGTATTTAAACACCTTAATAGCTCAGATAAGAGGATAACTATAGAGCAAGGAGGTACAAGGTCCGGAAAGACTTATAACATCCTTATATGGCTTATATTCGGGTATTGTGCTAATAACAAAGGTAAAGTAGTTACGGTTGCTAGAAAGACGTACCCTGCTTTACGTACTTCTGCTATGAGGGATTTCTTTGAGATACTTAGAAATAATAACTTATACTCAGAGGAGCATCATAATAAGTCAAACTCAGAATACTATCTAAATGGAAACCTTATAGAGTTTATCAGTTTGGATCAACCTACAAAGGTAAGAGGTAGAAAGAGAGATTTGCTTTACGTTAATGAGGCGAATGAGTTATTTTGGGAGGATTGGCAGCAGTTAGTATTTAGAACAAAAGATAAAATTATAATAGACTATAACCCGTCAGATGAGTTTCATTGGATATATGATAAGGTTAAAACGAGAGAGGATGCTGATTTTTATATTACAACGTATAGAGACAACCCTTTCTTAGAGCCGGAGATAAAAAAAGAGATAGAGAGATTAAGAGATACAGACGAGAACTATTGGCAAGTTTACGGATTGGGACAAACAGGTCAGAGTAAGTCTTTAATCTTTAGAATAAACGAGGTCCAGGATATACCTAAGGATGCTAAGTTACTAGCTAAGGGGATGGACTTTGGATTCACAAATGATCCTACTACTCTAGTAGCTGTATATCAGTCAGGAGATAACTTATATTTTGATGAGCTGTTATATGAAACAGGACTAACCAATAGCGATATATCAAATAAATTTCGAGAGTTAGGATTCGATAAGAGAGATGAGATATATGCAGACGATGCAGAGCCTAAAAGTATAGAGGAACTTTACCGTATGGGATGGAATATAAAAGAGGCTAAAAAGAAAGAGGTAAATTTAGGTATCGATATAATGAAACGATATAAGCTGCACTGTACTACGAACTCAGTCAATATGATAAAGGAGTTTAAGAATTATAAATGGATAGAGGACAAGAACGGAAACGTACTAAATAAGCCTGTCGATATGTTTAACCATAGTATCGATGCTATTAGATATGTATGTTATAATAAAATGAGTAGACCAAATTATGGAAGATACGCAATTCGATAAATTAAAACAGGAGTATATAGAGATGAGAAAATCAACTCAGTTTACTGCTACCTTTTTTTATAAGTATTACACCTATAAAGGAGGAGATCTAGATTTTAGTAATTTTAATAACGTATTTAGGTTAGGAAGTCTACACGATATCCTGGAGTATCTAGATAAGGTATTCGGTTTGGATAAGGTATTTGATAAGGATGGAAACCTAGTCAAAATAATATTCTAAAAAAAAATAAAAAATTGTTTGGTTATTAAAATATTGTTTATATCTTTGTCGTATAATTAAAACATAAAGATATGATAACTAAAGAACAGATTGCAGAATTAGAGAGAGACGTAGTAGTAGCTCAGTTAGATTTATTGATTAGCTTAGCAGAGGCTAGAAGTAATACCTACGATATGAACAAATTACAAAGTATTAAGGAATACGTTTTAAATTGGGAGTTATGCTAATTACATTCAGAGGCGAAGAGCTAGAGATAGAGTACAACTTAATAGGAGATTATATACCTACTAGCTGTACTTCGGTAGGAGAGTACCCAGAGATAGAGTTAGATGCTGTTTATTTCGGAGATTGTAATATAATACCAATTCTAAGGATAGAGGATTTGGAAGAGATTAAAGAAATAATTATAGATCAGCTGTATGGTTAGAGACGAGAGATTTAATGCTATGAAGTGGTGCTTTGATAATAACATAAAAATATATCCGGTTACAGATTTGAAAGCTCCTACTTATTACGGAGGTAAGATTAAGGTACAGAAAGTAAACATAGAGATTAACAATAGAGGAAAGATTAGCTTAGATAAAAAATGGTACACACAGGAAGAGGTAACAGATAAGATAATCGAATACTATAAATATTATTACGATGGAAGAGTACAGTAGTTGCTGTGGTGCAGAGAGACACCATATATGGTCAGACCTTTGCTCAGATTGTTTAGAGCATTTTTCAGAGGAATAAATAGAGTTAGTTTAAAATTGGTTAACAGGATGTGAGATCAGCAATCCTCCCAATTACACATCGCAAGGAGGTAGTTAGCTAAATTAAGGCAGTCAGAAATGGCTGCTTTTTTTTTGTTCACAAAGCAGATAGCCGAAACGTTATATAATAAAATACCAATGAAAGTAAATATTAAAATTCCTAACGATCTATCAGAAATTACTTTAGAGCAATACCAGAAGTATATTAAGATAGTAGAACAGAACAAAAATATAGAGAATATAGAGACGTTTCTAGAGTTGAAAATGATAGAGATATTTTGCTATATTCCATATGCAGAGGCTATTAATATTAAGTATAAAGACGTCAAAAGTATAGTAGGACACCTTACAACTTTACTAAATAGAAAGCCGGATCTAGTTAAGGGATTTGATATACTAGAAACCAAATTCGGTTTTGTTACTAATTTAGACGAATTAAGCTATGATGAGTACACTACGATAGATACTAATATCGGAAGTATAGAAACGTTACATATTGCGATGGCGGTATTATATAGGCCTATTGCATCCGGAAGTTATAAGAGCAAATATCTAATAGAAGACTATCAAATAAAAAGGTATTGGGACGTAATGAAACATATGCCTCTAGATGCTGCTTTTAGTGCTATGGTTTTTTTTTATCGTTTAGGGATCGAGTTATCAAAAGCTACCCTGAGATATTTGCAGACAGAGGAGATCAAAACGAGTTTTCAGCAAGAGCTCAATTTAGTAACAAATGGGGTTGGTATAACTCAATTTACAGACTTAGTGGAGGAGATATTACAAAGTACGGAAATATAGCTAAATTAAATATTCACGAATGCCTATACTTCCTGGCTTATAAGTCGGAGTTAGATGAGCTAGAAAATCAGGAACTAAAAAAACAATTTAAAAAATGATAACAAACGAATTCGGAGTACAGAACTTTTATAAAATAACGGATATGATTAGAGATAACTTCATAGATAGTCCGTTTGTAAATACTGTAACCTATGGTAATATATTCGATATAGACTTAAATAAGCAAACTATATTCCCTTTGACTCACGTACAAATTAATAATGCTACACATAACGAGAGCGTTATAACTTACTCGATTACGATTATGAATATGGATATAGTAGATATTTCAAAAGATAATACTACGGATATATATTACGGAAACGATAATTTACATAACGTCTATAACACTCAGCTATCAGTAATTAATAAATTTGTTCAGCAGGTTAATAGAGGCTTTATAGGTAGAGATGGATTCCAATTAAACGGACAGCCTACGAGTGAGGCGTTTATGGACCGATTTGAGAACTTACTAGCCGGATGGGTTACTACTTTACAGATAGACGTAGCGAATAATATATCGGTATGCTAGAGAATTTACAAAAGGCTTTAGAGCAGCTTAGAGATAACGTAGTTAATCAGGCAAAGAAAAACTTACAGGGTGCTAAGAAAATTAGCTCAGGAGCTTTATATAACTCTATTAGAGGAGGAGAGGTTAAAGTATCTAAAAACTCTATCAGTTTTAGTATTGAGATGGAGGACTACGGAGATTATGTAGACAAGGGAGTTAACGGAGTAAAATCTGCCTATACTACTCCATACTCGTATAAAACTAAAATGCCTCCTCCAAGTGCGTTAGATAAGTGGATTGTAAAGAAAGGAATAGCACCGAGAGACGAGAAAGGAAAATTTATAGATAGAAAGAGTTTGAAGTTTTTAATAGCAAGGAGTATATTTCAAAACGGATTTAAACCTACGTTATTTTTTACTAAGCCATTTGAGGAGGAATACAAAAAACTAGAGAGCCAATTAGATAATGTATTATTTAAAGACGCAGAGGATATGATACAATTTATAGCAAAACAGAATAAGTAATGAAAAAAATATTTATAAGAAGTCCGTACTTTATAGAGATAGATGAGCCAGGACAAGCCAATGCAAAGATAGAGGTATTTTTGTGGAATAAAGGAGATACAGAGCCTACTACTCCGATATATACTTTGAGTAAGGATGTGCCTAACGTAGTTCAAAATTCTATCAGTTGGAATGTAGCAAACTTAGCAAAGGAATTTATTAAGCCTATTGCTCCTGTTACGGTATCAGTACCTACAGAAGAGGATCCGAATACCTGGTGCTATATGAAAGTGATCAGCTATTCAGATGACGTAGAGGTATCAGATGAGACGTTTGTTTGTTTAAACGGTTATACTTTGTACCCTAGCGGTTATAACTATTCAACTACAGACGATATAGTACCTTTAGTAAATGTAGATATTAAGGCGTATAGATATACAGACGTGCCTTATATAAATGTATTCCTAGATTCAAACGATTATAATTGGGCAGGAGACGTAGATAATTTCTTTTCAGCTAGTACTGATGGAATGTGGAAACTACCTTACGATTTTAATACATATACTTTTGGAGTAGACGGAAGTCCGGATGACTTTGTATTTTATAGTGAGGAGTTATGTGAGCCTAAATATACGCCTATAACTTGTACTTATGTTAATCGTTTTGGAGGTTGGCAGTACCTTACCTTTTTTAAGGCGTCTAGCAGCTCAATAGAGGTAACTTCTAAAGACTTTAATCTTATGCCATCGTCGATAGATTATAACGTATTACAGGGGCAAAAACAAAGATTTAATTTTCAAGGTAAACAAAAGATAACTTGTAATACCGGATGGGTAGACGAGGACTATTTCGAGCTTATCCAGGATCTATTATTGAGTGAGACGGTTTTATTAGGAGGTCAACCTGCTATAGTTAAGAGTCAGACCTCAGATAAGAAAACATATATTAAAGATAAGAATATAAACTATACAATAGAATTCGAATATAACTACGGACTGATTAATGATGTAATATGATAGTATCTTTATATATAAAAACGTTTAAATATCAGGATCTAACGAATGCTAGTGCTATCGTATTTAGAGATAGGGTTATAGCAGACGGAGGAGTCTTTGAGGCTTTTAATTGCTGTGAGGATATTCTAAATGATTTAGGAGGTACAGCAGGATACTACGAAACATTTAATCGTATTGAGTTATTTAATGACGAGAAAATTAGTGTAACAAGTTCTATACAAAATATTAACGATATATCGAAAGTATTTACAGATTACTCTCAGTCGTTTACTATTCCGGCTAGTGATAACAATAACGAGATATTTAGGCACTGGTACGAAAACAGCTTAGAGGATGGATATGATCAGAATCTAAGATACGACGGATATATAGAGATAGATACTCAGACTTTCAGAAAGGGAAAATGGCAGCTAGAGTCTGCTACAATTAGAAACAATAGAGTAGAGGACTATAAGATTACTTTCTATGGTAACCTATTATCTTTAAAAGATAAGTTCAAAGAGGATAAGCTAAAAGACGTAGAAACATTAAACGATTATACATTTAGCTATTCGGGTACTGCTGTAAAGAATAAAGTAAAAAACAACGTGGAGGAGGATGTAATGTTTCCTTTAGTTACTTCGGATAGAGTATGGGTTAGTACAGGAGTTATAGATACTAATATATTAAGTTCTGCTGGAGCTGTTAAACATACGGATTTATTCCCTGCTTTAAAAGTAGCTAGAGTATTTGATGCCATAGAGTCTAAATATAATATAAGTTTTACAGGTAGTTTTTTAAATGAGGAAAGATTTGATAAAGCGTACGTTTGGATGAAAAACAACGAGGCTAGAAGTTTAAACTTTTTATCTATACCAAGCCTTATAACGTATGCTAATAATACGAATGGATGGTTTAATATTGCAGATAATAAGATAAACGTAGTCCGTTTCTTTGATGGAGTAAATGCTAGATATAATGGAGTATTCAATTTAAATATTGCTTTCGGTGCGTCTAATAACTATACCTTAAGAGTATATAAAGATAATGATCTATTTACTAGCGTATCTGCTACAGGCAGTAGTGTTACCTTTCAGATTAACCAAACGATGGGATTAGGAGTTTATTATTTCGAGGTACAGACTTCTATATCTACTACATATAGTTATACTTATAATGCTAAATATTATCAGTACAGCTCGAGTGGAGGTACTACTGAATTTACTATATTATCGGGATCAGGTAGCAGTACAGCATCCTCAAATATAGATTTGACTAATAATGCACCGGATATAAAGGTTGCAGATTTCTTTAGTGGTATTTTAAAAATGTTTAATCTAACAGCTTTCTCAGAGGACGGAGTAAACTTTACTTTACAACAGCTAGAGGATTGGTATTATGAGGGGCAGATAAGAGATTATAGTCAGTACTGTATTTTTGATAGTCTAGATTTCGATAGGATAAAGCCATATAAGAAAATTAACTTTGAGTACGAAAAAAGCGAGTCGTTTATTAATCGTAATTTTTGGAATACAAATGCTAGAGAGTATGGTAATTTGACCTATCAATTTAATAATGACGGATCGGACTATAACATAAAATTGCCTTTTGAAACTTTACAAATAGTAACAGCTCCTTTATATGTAGGATATGCTTTAAAACCTGATTATGTACCTTATAAACCTAAGCCTATTATATTTTATTATTCAGGGAATTATAGTACAGGTATATATTTTAATGATGGATCTAGTACAGCGTCTTTAGTTACAGCAAATAGATTCTCTAATGATATGATGGATAGTACACAGGATAACGAAAAAAATACTTTGAATTGGGGTCTAGAATATAGTACAGCATACGGAGGTATAATAGACAATACTCTATTCGCTAACTACTATTTGGAGTATCTGAATAATTTATATTCGATTAAGTCTAGAATGTTAAAGATAAAAATGCGTTTACCTTATTCGGAATTATTAAACCTAAAGCTAAATGATAGGATAGTAATAAGAGATAAGAGGTACGTTATTAATCAGTACACTACAGACCTTACTACATTTGAAAGTGATTTCGAATTGATCCAAGATTTTAGAACTATAGATTATGATAATAGTACAGTAAAAGTAACGGACAATACTATTAAGATTATTAGATTTAATACGGTATCAGCAGAGCCTTTAACCTGGAGTATAGAATATGATCCGGACGGAATGATAAAGCAACTAATAGAGGGAGATACATATTTAGACGTAGAACTTATAAATAATGTAGGTCCGGAGAGAAACTGCGGAATAAGAAGTAATTTAGGAGATTTAATTATAATTATACAAAATGCTTAAACATATATTGAATGCTCTAGAGTTAGTAGAGTACGGAGAAAACGAGTTGATAGATATAGCTAAGGGAAAATACCGAAAGGCTACAACGTGGAAAGAGTTAAAAAGAGACGTTAAAGAAATTTTAAATAACAGATAATGGCAATTACAAAAACCATAGAGATAGAGGTTAACTCGTCACAGGCTGCTCAGAGTATAGATAATTTAACCACAGCTATTGATCAAAACGATCAGGCTGTTAAGTCCTTAAAACAACAATACAAAGAGGCAGCTCTAGAAGTACAAAAGTTAGCTGATGAGTTTGGTGCTACGTCTAAGGAAGTAACTGAGGCAGCAAAGAGAGCAGCAGAACTAAAAGACAGGATAGAGGATAGTAACGATGCTATTGCAGCCTTTAAAGGAGAGGGAGCGTTTAATGCTACAGCAAAGGCAGTCGGTGCTGTTGCTAGTGGTTTTAGTGCAGTAGAGGGAGCTTTAGCTTTAGCCGGTGCTCAGTCGGAAGAGTTTGAAAAAACGATGGTACGATTACAGGGTGCTATGGCTTTGGCTCAGGGGTTACAAGGACTAGAGGATGTAGGTAGATCTTTCGCTCAGTTAAAGACGGTAGCTGTTAATGCTTTAAATGGTATTAAGTCTGCTATCGGTGCTACAGGTATTGGATTGCTAGTAGTTGCTTTAGGTACAGTGGTAGCTTATTGGGACGATATCAAAGGAGCTGTTAATGGAGTAAGCGTAGAGCAGGAGCAGTTAAATGCTAAAGTAGATGCTAACTTAAAAATGGAGCAGTCTAAATTAGATAGTATCGGTAGCCAGGATAACGTTTTAAAATTACAAGGTAAGTCTGAGAAAGATATCCTTAAAATGAAAATCGGGCAGATAGATGCAGTTATAAAAGCTACAGAGGCTCAGATACAACAGAACGATATTACAGCTAAAGCTCAGATAGCAGCAGCTCAAAGAAACAAAGATATATTAAAGGGTATATTAGACTTTCTTTCTATTCCATTTCAAACTGTACTTAAGACTATCGATATGATAGGTACAGCTGTAGGTAAGGATTTCGGACTATCTGCAGGGTTTAAAAACCTATTAGACAAAGGAGCTAGTTTAATCTTTGATCCGAAAGAAGAGGCAGCAAAAGCAGAAGAGGTAAGACAGAATAGTCTTAAAGCTATAGCTAAGTTACAAAACGATAGAGCAGGATTTCAGTTATCTATTCAAAATATAGATAAACAAGCTGCTGATAAGACTAAGGAAAAAAATGACAAAGAGCTACAGGATACTATAGATTTAGTTAATAAGCAATCC